CATAGCAAACTTATTTAAGATCGGTAGCACGGCCTCGACTACTGGCAAGAGCGCGGCGCCGATTGACTCTTTGGTTTCGCCAATGGAATTAGACAAAATCTTCATTTTGCCTGCAGCGGTTTCGGCGCTGTTAGCGGTAGCACCGCCAAATGTTCCGCCCAGCACGTCCATAACTTCGTTCAGGCTTGCGCCTTCTTTAATCATTGTTGCCATTTCTGGGGTCAATGATCGGAGCGCTTTAAAGTTGCCTTGGTACGCCTTGGCGAGCGCGTCAGCAACGGTGCTGGAATCCATCTGCAACGCCGTGCTGATGTCCATGACCAGGTTCATGTCCTTCATGGCAAGGTCAACATCTTTTGTACCGCGCACTAAAGCCTCTAGTGACTTGCGATATTCCGTGTCAGCAATGCCAGACGCTCGAGACATTGCGCTGATCTGATCTTCAATCTGTGCGGTCTGTGCAGCACCCGCGCCAGTCACATTTTGCAAAGTAAGCGCTAACGCTGCCTGCTCTTGCTGATCTTCCATCGCGGCCTTAGTTGCGTCACCAAGCGCCAAAGCCAATCCGCCGAGCGCCGCAGCTGCCGGCACCGCAGCCTTCTTGATTGCAAACTGGGCTTTCTCCGATGTTGTTTCTAGTTGCTTAAATTGGGCAATAGCCTTTTTAATCCCTTTGCCGTCAAACTCTGAAATGATCGGGATATTGATTGCCATTACGCGGTCTCTCTGTTCGCTTCATCCATGACGCGCTTGACCAGTTGCTCCATCTCGGACATGACATCATTTTGGCGTTGCTCGTACGCTTTCCACATTACTCGCGAACGACTGCCATAGCGTGCAGTTAGCGCTCGCCCTAATGAGCCAGACATGGACGTGTCAAACATTGTGCCAGTAGCGCCTTTCCATTGGATGGCGAACGTGCCGACATTGGTTTTGTTTCCGCTGTATTCCTTGATCGCTCGAGTATTGATCTTTGCAGCGATCTTCTGCTTCATGCCAGGTATCCACGGCAAGATCTGAAACCCTGATCGGGTTTGCCAATTGCGCGCCATACCAGACAACGGGACGCCAGTAGGCACAAGTTTGTTCGCATCGTCAATAACAGGCTGGACGATCTTTTTGTAGTCCTTGGTGATTTCTCGGCGCAACGATTTATCAATCTTGTTGAGGGTCTTCAAGGCATCTTTAAGCCCGACCACCTCAATTTTTGCCGATACTTCCGCCACGTTATCTCCGTTTTTTGTTTGCCTCGTTAAGCACTTTAATGACCGTTGCTAAGTCTCGTGAGTCAAACGCAATGTCGCTAGGCCACCAACCGACCGCGACTAATACCTCTGCTAGTTGGCGGCGGTAGGTGCCGCGTCCGTAGGGTTTGGGTCTGTCTCGTCCAGTACCGGCAGGATGTCGATGTCAGGGTTTTTGCTTAGCCATTCGCGCCAGTTGTCGCCAACTTGCTCGCCTTTAATTTTTAAGATTGTGTGCATCCAACAGGCGTAATCCGAATACAACGGGTTTGCCGAGAGCTGTTGAATGTTGCGGCGCTCGAGTCTCTCCCATTCGGTCACCACAAACAGGTTTGTGTAGTAGTACTCGGGTGCGCTGTCAGGCGTGCGCTTTAATTGCAACTTGATTTTCATGTTTCTCCTATGTCGGCTTGGAGCCGTGATTATGGTGCGGTTACGTCAACAGTCAGCGAGCCACCCATGAACGTGATGTCGTAGGTTGACAACTCGCCAAGAGATGCGTTGATAACTGGCACCGACTCAAGGTAGCAATCGGTCAAAATAAACTTTGGGTTTGTTGCTGAATCGGCAGCCGATGTTGGCTTAAGCGTGACAATCGTTTTACTGCCGATGAGTGGGAAAAGCGTTGCATAAGTTTCTGTGGCGGCAAAACTGGCATACATCGTCAAGGTCACTTCGTTGTTGACAAGGCCAGCGGTGTATGTGCGCGAGTTTGTGCCGAACGCGGTGTCTTCAAGCGCTTCAACCAAATATGTCAATGTTGCTGCGCTGCACATGTCGGTCAAATCAACGCTGTTAATTGTGAGGACTGGGTTCGAGAGGTAAGTGCTACTGGCCATAAATGCTCCTTAGGTTATGTTCTGATAGTAGATGATTTGTGTTGCTTAGTTGTGGATTATGCGGTCTGGGCTTGGATAGCGCAATCAAGGTCGTAGCACGGATACAACGCGCCACCGATTTCAAGGCTTGACGGACGGCCACCCATGACGATGATCTTGGAGCTAAGCACGGTTGCAACAATGCTAAGAATCTGACGCAGTACCGGCAGACCTGCTGGGCCCGACCCGATCACTTTGACAGGGAACTCAAGGCGCACCACGTTGCCGTTGCCAGCAATAGTCGTAAAGTTTGGCGCATCCAAATACACGCAATTAGGCGCAAGTTTGGTTGGGTCGTTTACAACACGCAAAGAAGTGACTGCGGTCAGCGTTGCGGTGACATCATCAATTGCCTCGTTAAACAGGTCGGTGTACGACATTAGGCAACCGCTGGACGTGGGATGCCAAGCAGCTGCTTGACGATCGGGGTCAGGCTTTGCTGTGGTGCCGAACCCATGCCGTCAAACGTGGCGTAGGTTGCCTCTATTGAGCCCCTAGAGCGCCACAGAGCGGCGCAATACATCAAAGTGCCCAATGTTGCGTCGCCACCTGGTGAGGTCGTTAGAGAGTCAATATAGCCCGATTCCTGGCGCCTGCGATATGCAAACTGGTTGCCAGCCGAAACCGACTGCGTGAGCAACGTGTAGTCGTCTGATGGGTTCGTGATGGTTATACCAAGAAATGACATGACCTGCGCGGCAGTTACCCACGTGCAAACAGGGTCATACGAGACGGTGCCAGACGCGGCGGTGCGCTCGACATCATTGGCAGTCTTTGCAAATAGCACTTGATCAGCAATAGGCAACTGGTAGTCGTACAGCAGGTCGCCCTGACTGTCAACGCCAATGTACAAATACTGTGGCAATGCGCGCACCGTATAGGTGCCGTTAAATGTTGCGTCAACGCCTGCGACCGTAATTGACTGGCCGACTGCAATCTCGCTGGGGGTCAGGAGTTGCAGTACGGCGTAGTTGTCAATTAGGTACTTGTTAGTGACCGAATAGGTGGCCATTACTAGGGCCTACCTTCCGATTATGGACTGACGATGATGGACTTGACGAGATCGCTGTCTGCGATGAACGTTGCAACGTATCCGTAGTAGGAGAACACGCGTCCGAGTGTGGATGGTGCTTCTACTGACATCAAGCCACGTACCTGCTCGTAGAACTCAATTGCTGATGCTTTTGCAACGACCATTGTGTTGGTTGCAAAGTTGCGATCGGCAACAAGGTTCAGACCGAATGGGTTGAACGTGTTGAGCTGTGTGATGTTTGCGGTTCCTGCAGCGTTTACGCCCATGAGACCGGCAGCGCCAGCGTATGGGAATACGGAACGCTTATCTCCGTCTAATTGCTGGCCGAGCAACTTCCATACGTTCGGGCTGACAAAAATGTGGTCAGGCAAGAAGTTGCTTGCGGTCAGAATGTCGGTTGCTGCATCGTAGAGCGCTGCGAACAACGTTGATGGGTCGGTGCTGTTGTAAGTCCAAGTTGAACCTGATGCTGATGCACCTGCGGTAATCGCATCGGCTGCAACGTCATCGCTCTTCAACAAGTATTGTCCTGCGAGATCGCGCAAGATGATTTCCATTGCTGCGGGGCTCGTGAAGTCCACATCCTGTACGGAGAGGGTCACTTGACCGCTTAGGGTTGTCTTGCTGACCACGTTTGAGGCAATCACGGGGGTGGTTGCCGATACTGCAGCAAGTTCGTTTGCTTGTGCAGCCACCGAGGTGTGCGTTGTCCATGTTGGGCGAATAAAGGTTTTTTGATTTCCGCCGTCTGGCATTGCGCGAGCGCCGACTGCTGCGACTACTGGACGGATGTAGTTCAAGTCTTCAAATACTGGCCCGAGAACTGGTACTGGCAAAAGACCAGGTGTATCGGTTGTAAGCACGTCGCCTGCAGCTGCTTGCAATGCGCTTTGCTTTGACAATGCGTAGTCGCGTGCTGCCGCTGCAACGTTGCGGAATGTTTCTCCGCCGATGTGCATTGCTGCAAGATATTCACCTGCGGTTGGCAGATCAAACTTGCGCTTTGCTTGTGCAAATACTGGTGCAGTAGGGATGGTTGCCTCGACTGCGGTTTCGTTTACTTCGGTCATTTCTGGTTTCTCCTCTACTGGGGTTACTTCTTCATTTAACACTACTTCTTCGGGCTCTTGGTGGATACTCGCTGCGACTTTGGTGATGTTTGCGGCATCGCCAAAAGCGCCGATCGGAACTAGGGACAATTCCATCCAGTCGGCTGACTCAATGATCATTGTTCCTTCTTCGTCGTACGAGAACTTGGTTGGATTTACGCCAACGGATACTTGGTCAATGGTGCCGTCAATGGCCATAACAAGGGCATCGTTGCCAAGGCTGGTTGCGCTGATCTTGGCGCTAAACATCATGCCTTCTTCGGTTTCTGCGCGCTCCGTGACAACGCCTACTGGCATGCTTGCGTCGTGGTACATAAACAGGCGTGGGGCTTTGCCTTCGACTGGCAATGAGCCTGGGCGAAAGATCACAGCTGTGCCGTCGCTGACTACTGCCGGCACGTTGTATGGGACAGCTACTCCGCTGATGGTGCGGCGTGGTGCGTCGCCTTTGGCAGCGTCAAGCGTGAACTCTCCTGCGATTAGTTTGATCATCTTGCTAACTCCTCTTGTGTGTTTTCTCTGACAATTACTTCGTCGTCTGCGCGGTCGGCCATAAAGTTTTCTTCTAGGTATTCGTCGGCGTCAAACTCAACATAGGTTCCGCGCGGTAGCACGTTGTCCATTGAGAGCGCGCTTGCAATTGCATCGGCATACAACTTGACGCCAAACAAGTAAAGATCGGCGCGTGCTTGCTGGCTTGACTGATACGAGTATGCGCCTGTAGCAACGCCCACCAAATACGGTGGCACGTTTGCTAAACGCGACATTTCAAGCGCCTGATATTGCGATGCCTCAATCAAAAGCATCTTGTCTGGTGTGCTGTTTGTTTCCGTGTATGTCAAATACTCGTTAAGCGCTGCAGTCTGGTTCGTTGCTCGAGCGGCGTTGAACGCGCTAGCCAAATCAGCCAACTCTTGCGCGCTCAATGGTTCGCCACCAGTTTGTTTAAGTACGCCGGCAGGAATGCTTGACGATGCGTTGCGATTGCGCGCTGCTTCAAGTTTTAGCGCGGTCTCAATTGCGCCTGGTGCGGAGTAAATCATTCCTTGCGCTGGCGATAGGAATTGCACAAGGTTTGTTGGGTCTAGCATTCCGCCGTTGAAGTAAACCTCTTTAGATGGTGCAAACCAGACGGGCCCGACCATGTCGGTGGTGGTGATTGAGCCGGCAGGCAGTCGAGTGAACGTGGCAGGGTAGCCGTCAGCGGTGCGTGATGTGATGTACCAAAACGCGCGTCCAAACATCATTAGGTCGTCAAGCGTCCAAGACATGATGAACTGGTATGGCACGGTTGGGTCTGGTCGGCGCAACCATGAACGTGGAGCAATGTAAATGCTTTCCATTTCTTCGCCGTTCCAAAACTCGTTGTATGAGCGCAACGGCATTGAGCCAATTACCGAGGCCATCAAATCTCGAGCGCGGTTGATCGTTGGAACGCTGATCGCGCGATTGCGCGCTTCGCCTTCTTGATAACTGTAATACTGGCCGATCATGCTTACGCCTTGCGCGTTACTTGTGTAACCGCCAGCGACCGCAGCTGCCACGCTAGGCGCTGGGCTTATTGCTGCTTTTCGGGTTTTGTTAAAGATGGCCATGTTCCTACTTTGTCATATAAGTGGCAACCGCGCATGACTTATCCGATTCCGACAAAAGGCAAGGTGCGCGGTCGCCGCGTTTATCTTAGTTATTTACCGCGACAAGCATGGGTTTTCCGCTATTGACTGGACGGGCACACATGCCGATACCCCAGACCATTGTTCGCGCTAACTCAATCGGGCCAGGTGATCGCTTGCTTGATAGCACGATTGTGTTGTCGGTGCGAACGGCAACTGCGCGCTGGACATGTTCGGCAAGCAGTTTTTCTCCTGTGTGCAATAGTCGCGCTTCGGCAATCATGTTTTTGGCAAGCGGTGTAAACCGTCCAAGTTCGGCATAGCCAACGACGACTCGGCGGCGCTCAATGTTCGGCGGGCAGGTTGCGTCCACGGTCGGCGACAGGGCAAACCTGATCGTGGGGTCTTTGGCAAGTTCTTGCACGTTGTCCCACAGCTCGGTGATTGACTCGGCAATGAACGCAACGGTGACAAGCACCCGACCGTCTGACAGGTTGACGCATCTAGTCGCGCTGTATCGGGAGTCGTCCAGCGAAGACTCAATTGCCACGACGCCACCGCTGGGCACCTCGCCGTGGTATTCCAATGACGGCCAGCGCCCTGGCTCAATCCATCCGCGCACAACACTTACCCAAAGGTTTAGAGATGCGCGCAAAAACGACGCGCGATCAGGGTTAGTTGATTCTTGCCTAATTGTGTCCATGTCCAACGTGTAACCGAGCGCAGGATTACCCCACGCCCATGACGCAGGATGCAAAGGGTCAAGGCTCGGGTCGGGAGACCATTCGGCCATATACATCGTTGACGGTTCGCCTTTGTCAATGGCTCGAATGCCAGCCTCACGCCAACGCTGAAAAAGCACCGATTCTTCCGTGCCAGCCGTAGAAAAGAAGCAAGCAAGCGGGTTTTTTCGTGCGCGCTGTGCCGGCAACAGACCGCCTTCTACGGAGTCAGGGTTGACGTCAAAGAGTTCGTCAACGATCACAAGATCAATGCTCATACCGTGACCTTGGTTTGGCTTTAATGCTTTGACCCACCATTTGCTGCCGTCTGGCATGGTGGCCTGATAACGACCGTACGACTTGACAATCTTGGCGCCGTAATACTCTTCAAGGATTGGCGACAGATCATCAAACAACAAACACGCAAGGTCTAATCGGTGGGCACCAGATACCACGGTCTGTTTACCGCCACGTATCTTTGGCATCTCCACAAGCCAAAACAGAATGAGCGCCTGGATGATTGTGGTCTTACCGTTCTGACGCGCAACTGACACAAGGCTCGAGCGATGCACAAACTTGTTATCTGCGTCAACTGCCAGCATTCCTTCAAGAGCGTGCATTTGCCATGGCATCAAAGTGACACCAAGTACCTTCTGGGCCATGTCCCCCACAAGTCCAGCTAGTGAGCCGGCATGGTCTGGCATCATCGTTTCTAGTCTCGGCTGATCGTGGCCAGTCGGCGCTGGTTCAGGCTGGTTCGGGCTGGTGGCGACAAAATGATGGA